ACGAGTTGTTTTTTCAAGGGATTCAGCTAAACTTGTTGCTTTTTCTGCTGTAACTCCGGCTACATTTCCGGTTGATTTTAACACTGCTTCTAACTGTGCGGTTTGTTCTTCCATTTCCATGATACCTTTTATTCCGTCTGCAACAGCAAAAGACAAACCAGCACCTAAAGCACCTCCAACAATAGCAGCGCCTTTTAAAGCGGACGCTCCAAAATTGCCGATCATGCTTGATGCTTTACTGATTCCGTCTTGTATTCCTTTTGTATCAGCGTTTATTTTCATTATGAGAGTGCCAACGTCCATTTAGCTCTCCTTTCGGTTAATGATTGTAAAGTAAGCGATCCATTCAGCAAATTCCATAGCACCCATTGTTAAGGATAACTCTTTTACAGTCATCCCCAACTCGTGAGCAATTTGAAACATTATAAATCGGGATGGATCGCTTTCTAGTTTTTTGTTACTTCTTCTTGGTTAAGTCCGTTGATTTTACCGGCAACGTCACAAATCATTTCAATTATGCTTGATGGTAAAGTATCAACTAAAGGCAAGTCTGATAAATCTTTAAAAACCTTTTGACCTTGTTCATCATGTAAAGTGTAAAATACAAGTTTGGACTTTACGCCTTCCATGTTTGGAGTCACTTTTACCTCTTTGCCAATTTGTTTAAACGTGTAAAGAGACCCTTCATATTCTGATTTGTCCTTTGCGGTCATTTCTTTGACAATGTAAGTGGTACCTTCAATTTTTAATTGTTCTTCTTTAAAACTTGCTTTTAATAATTTTTCTAGAGCGGTCATTTTAATCCTCCGATTTATTTTACTTGCGATGTGATTTGAAACGAAATGGTTTCTTCAATGATTCCATCTACTGGTGCAATAACTTCGCTATTTGTGATTACACCGTAAAATCTGATAGGTGTTAAGTCATCGTTTGGATAGTATTCAATTACTTTTCTACTGCCTGCAATTAAAATTGCAAAAAACGCTGAATTTACCAAATAATTATTTGTCAAATTAGCTGTGCCAGACAATAAACCTGCTTCAAATTCTTTAAATTCTTGCTGAAATCTCGTGGTGTCTAGTGCATCTCGTGTAATTGTCACGCTAAATCCCTTGGCTTCTGTGATTGTTGACAATACTACATATGATCCACTTACGGTCACCGTTCTTGATGCGGCTGCTGCAAAAGTAATCACTCCGGATAGATAATCAATTGCAAATCCAGTCGTTACAGCTGACCCACCAACCTTGACAATTACAGGTGTATCAATATCAAGCGTGCGTTTTGCGGCGTTTGTAATTGTATAAATTGTATCGCCACCACTCATTGTTGTAGCTTCGTTTGTCATTGCCACTGCGCTTGATTGAGCTTTTACTAAGGCTTTATATCCTCTTATTGGCATAATATGCCTCCTATACTACTGCGATTGTGCCAGTAAGTTGGATTGTAGCCGAAAAATTAACGATGCCATCAACAGCTGCGTCAACTGTCAACGATGTAATAATTCCGTCACCAGTAAATCCATTAACGCCATTCCACAAAATTTTAGGCTTTTGAGTTGATGTAAGTTTTGTGCCGGCAAGCATTGCTGTAAACATTGCCATTTGTCCAGTTGTATCCGTACTTTCGTAGTATCCGCTAATGTCAATTGATCCCGATCTTAATCCTGCAATAAAATCACGCATTGCAGTAGCGTTAAATGTAGTAACATCGAGAGAATCTGCTGAAATTGGATTTGAAATACTTGTAAGACCAGCTACTACATTTGTACCTAATAAAAAACTTGCTCCAACACCTCTAATTGCTGCCATAGTTATTTACCCCCCATTGTTTTAGGATGCGTTTCATCCCACAAATTTTGATATGCTCTTTCAATGTTTTCTAATCTTGTTAAAAGCATATTAACTATTTCTTCTAATTGTTTTACACGTTTAAATATTTTAAACATTAATATACCTCCACCTCATTGCTTTTGCGGTTTTGTTTATAGACTCTTCAACAAATTCTGGCGATGCTGTAAGCGTATATCCTATTGATGCCATTACTCTTTTAATGTCGTTGGTTAGAGTGTCAAACTTAACATAATCAGAATAATCAGCATATAAAGTTATTTGCACATCCAAATCTTCGCTTGATAAAATAACCGACCCACCAATTACATACGCGCCTACAGTGTCCAATATTTGCATTGTAGCCATCGGAAAAATGTTTGTTATTTCTGGTTTTAGCATCCAAATCAAACGAGTACCCATGTTGGCTACTATTGCTGTATCTGTTGTAATTGCTGTATAAATTGCTGCTTTAATCTGTGCTTCCGTTTTCATTTCAACCCCCTTTTGAGGACTGTTTCAAATATTTTTTTGGCTATTGGTACGATTTGATTGTAAGACCTTAACATGTAGCCTTGTGAACCGTTCTTTGCCATATATTCAACCCACGCTGCATATACTACATTTGTGCCAATTACAACGCTTGATTTATCTCCTGATGGTTTAACAGTATCTTCGTTACCTTCAACTTTGCCGCCTATTGTATAGCCGATAGAGTTTCTAAGACGCCCTTGATCTACTGGTGTATTTTTTTTGGTTATTCCCACACCGCGTTGACCAACTTCTTCTAGTGCTTCGCTAACATCTTTAGAGACAATTTTTAAAGCGTTGTTTAAGTTTGCTATTATTTTTTTTTCATTTAACAACATTACTGCACCTTTTCCAAAATAATGAAAGTGTGATTTGACAAACCCATCTTATTCATGTTTTTGTTAACAAGTTTTACATAAAAATTTAAACTGCCATATTTAACCTGTGTGCCTATTAACCAATTTGCGTTGGTTAAGTCAAACACTTGTTTAAACTCGTTACCATCAATGCCATATGACTTATAAACAGTTTCCTTATTAATATCTTGCACATCACAAGTTACGTCTGTACCACCGGTTGCAGTCCACGTAATAATGTCACCAGCATACCCAGTGGCAGTTTGTTTGACTAATAATTTAACTGTGTCAGTCTGCCACATCTAGTCCACCTCTCTTTATCGGATATTGCCAACCGATAAGCGTTTAAAGTCTTTTTATAAGCCGATTGCCAAGACGAAGAACCTTCAATATACGATACACTTCTTCCACCTTGCGACTCTGACGCTACACCCGGTGTAATTGCCTGTGCATATGTGGATATTTCTGTTGATAAGTCAATAATGCTTTTTGGTATTTGTAATCCATAGATGTACATGCTTGTGGTTTCGCTTGAAAGACTTGTTGTTAATGTTATTACCCCACTTGTATTGCTTAATATTTTGTATGTTCCATCATTGAGCACTGAACCTTCAATATTAATATACTGTCCGGCAATGTAAGTTTCGGAAAATCCAGTAATAAGCGTGCCTGCAATTGTTATTGTTGAGTATTCAACTGATCGCACAAAATAATTGTTAATTTCTTTTAAAATTTGGTCAATCATGCGTCCCCCTCATGCCAAGAAAATTTAGAAGCAATGGTATTTGAATCTGCCGATCCGTTGGTAGCAACAAATCTGTAAACTGTATTTGGTTTAAATTCAATTTCATCACCACTAATTCCGCTTGTTGGCGCTCTAGTTTGACCTATACCAGTTGACCCGGGCAGCCATGACGAAAACCCTTCAAGCAAAGTTCCGTTGTTTGTAAACGTTGGGTTTCTTCTAAGTTCAATTTTCGAAGCATTTAAACTTGATCTATTTCGATTTGAAGCATTAATAACCGTACCGGTTTCGGCGGTAAATGCTGCACCTTCAAATATTTGAGTATCTACTTTATCGGCAGAAGGTGTTATTCCTGCTGGTCTGTATCTTACAATTCCAGTAGTTGGAGTTTTAAAGCTAAATTGTACCGTTGATCCAGTTGCAACAACATCTTTACTAAAAGCCACAAATGCAGTGCCTTTATGAATAAACAAACTGTCGCTTGTTACCGTAACCGCAGCTCCTGTAATTTCATCTAACACTAGTTCTGTCGCCACACCATTTTTGTTTCCTAAAATAGTTGTAGACATAAGCCCCCCTATTTTTCCAATTCTTCAATTTCAGACTCTAATCTTTCGATTGATTTAGTGTGCCAACTTTTGATTCCTAAAAATTTGGCTTTTGCTCTAACGTCTAACTCTGTTTGTTCGATTAAATCCTGTTTAATGCTTGCTTTGCATACAGGATAATGAATTTCCATTACCTTATCGCTAAACGTTTGTCCACATTTATCACAAATCACGTTATACCTCCTTAATAAAAAAGGGCTAGGGCATTAACCCCAACCCTTTTAATGTGTTGTCTTGACCACTTGACAATCAAATGGTTTTGTTGCTTTATTGGTTAACCTAAAATCCGAGTAGCGAGCTCCGGATAAAGCAGCGCCCATCCATATAAGGTATCAAGCGACATAATAGTCTTTTTTGTGCTAATGTCTGACTGGATAGTAACTCGGATGTTTAAACCTTGATACGAAATAACGCTTGAATCAGCGCCAACCATAGGCTCTAAAGGTCTAGTAACAAATCCAAATGCATTTTTGTTAAACGCTAAATTCGCAACGTGCGCTCTAGCCGATACGTCTGCGAATGTTACTGCAGCAGCTGATAAGTCTGCTGTGATTTTTGGGAATACTTTTGCGGTAACGACGCCTGCAATTGCAGCTGCGGTTTGCTCGATCACTGTATATTGTTTAGTGCCTACTGTAAGTAAGTCACCTTTTTCAAGTTTAGTTGTAGCTGTTCCTGCAGCAGATGTAAGCACAAAACTTGAATACATAAAGCCTGTAATTGCATCGACTGCGTTGTTTGCATCGTCTGCCGTTACCGTTACATCAGCAAGCGAAGTATAGCCGCCAGCTGTGTGCGTTTTGATGGCTTGTGTCATGTAGTTGTTCATACCAAACACTTTACCAATAGCACCTTCTCTTAATGCTTCTGTAGTGCCGGATTTTTCAGCAGCAACGATTGCATCAAGGACTTGAAATTTAGCTGTTGAAGCAGTGTCCCAAACTGCAAATCTGTTCATTGTTGGCGCTTTTGCATCGTTTAATTTTTTTGCTGCGTTTGCAAAATCATCTAATCCGTCTGGAGTTGTGCCAGCTGTTCCAACAAAGTTAGGTACATAAACATAAACGTCCAAACCATCTGCGTTAATTTTTTCAGCTAATGCGACAATCGCAGGTTCCAACACTTTGACTTTAAAATCTTCAATATTTAACGCCAACTGTTTTGATGTAACTTCAACTGATACGTCAGCAATTTTGTCCATTTTAACCAATACAGGAAATGGGTTAATGTCTTGTAAGTTGATTGTGGATCCGAATTCGTCCGCTACAAACACAGCGGGTCTTTTTACTTGGATTGTGTCGCCTTTTTGTGCAAATGTATCCGAATAATCAACATTAGCAAGCGCCGGCATAACTAAACTTTGCGATAATACTGGTAATGCTCTTTTTGAAATTTCGTTTGATGTTAAAAAAGTGTTAGACATTTTAGTCCCCCTTTATCGTGTGATTCCCTTGGCGTCATACTGCGCCATAACTTCTTCGTTTGACATTTCGCTAATAGGTTTTCCTACTGGCTTTTTGTCTTTGTTCATATCTGATTCTTTTTTATCAGAATCGGTTGTTGTTGTCAGAAATAACGCCGCTCTGGTCTCTTTAATCTTACCAATGTGCTTGTCTGCGTCTACAATATTGCCAGCTGCATCAAGGACGATTTCATCAAAATTAATTGTGTTAACTACCAAATCCACAGCCGACTCATTCATTTTGTTTTGGATCAACAACTTTTCAAAATTTACTTTTTTAATGACATTAGACACTTGCTTTTCGGATTCAACTTTGGCTGTTTCCATTTGCGCCGTCATGTCTTTAATTTTTGTTTTGTATTCTTCAACTGTACCCACTTCTGTTTTTAACTGTTCAAGAGTTTGGCTAGTTTGATCTGCATTTGTTTTGGCAATTTTCAACTCTTCCTTGATCGTATTAAATTCAGTTTTAGGTACTGCGTGTTTTGGGAATTCTTTGTTAAATGATTCCACAACACCGTCCAATTTATCTTCTGGTACAATTCCTTTTAGTAATTCTTTTAACCATTCCATAAATTTACCCCTATCTTTTTTATTCTTGTTAGTTCAAGTAATCCGTTTATTCTTCGGCAAGTAATGTTTCATTATACATATTATACACTTTTTACTTTAACAGTGCAAAATTTTTTGCGCAAAAGATTTTGCACTAAAACAGTTAAAAAAAATTAGTCGATGTATTTCGACTTAAATTCTTTATATGCCATATCACCTGGTACTAAAAATGACTTACCACCTAAGTCTCTAGCAATTCTTGTGAGTCCATCTGTTGATTCGTCAAAGTACGCTATTGTAGTCGATCTGCAATTTCCAGACCACGCCACTTTTCCTTTGCGCCTAGTCATTAGCGTGTGCCACTTTTCCAATTCGACACAATAAACAAAGTCATCATAAGGCACTATCTCTGTTTTGATGTTGTCTGTTGAAGCATTAACGCTTGTGCATAGCGATATGATCCACACATTGTGATTCATTGTATAATCGCCATTTTTAAATTTAACAATTTTTACTTTTGACTTCTCTTGTTTAAAACTAGGCCTACCACCGCTTAACCAAATCATATGCCCCAAGTCGGAAGCCAGTCTATCGGAGGTTGTAAAAAAAGTGTATGTGTCTTTGAATTGATATCCTTTAAACACTTTTCCTTTCTTTTGGTGTCCGTCCGCTATTGCATATGCTTCAAGAAATAACTTTGCTTGATCTGTTGAAACGTTTTTAATTGCATCGGGTATATATTTTTTATCGCATTTTCCTAACTTATGCAATTCACTGCAAACTGAATAATCATAAATGTTGATGGCTTCTTTTATTTTTGT